CCAGATGACCATACCTCGCGCCTTGGAACAACGCAAGGTACCTTCACTTCAATTCGTTGAAGATCTCTATTGAATCTAAACTTACAGCGCTCGTGAGAGTCTGTAAGGGCATATCCAAAGAGAACTTTCTCATATTTTAAATGAGCCGGATTGATAGCCATAGTGGGATAAATTTCTTTAGCCCATTGTAGCAAAAGTGAAGCGGTATTTGAATATCCGCGGAGGAAGAAATTCCTCTGCAGAGATAAAAATACGGGATGCTGCTTGATATGTCGATCAGCAGTATAATGATATGAGCGGTTCTTAACGAAAGAAACGTCAACATCATTAAACCACTCGCCGCCACAAGATTCCCGGAAGGGAGTTTTGTAGCAAGTCTTACGAACATTAGGTTTACACCCAATAGTCGAAAGAAACGCGAGTAGGCGATCTGTGCACTCTCCAATGGGGACGATAATATCGTCTCCATAGACACGTACAAGACGCTTTGCCTCGATATAACCACATCGATAGACATCCATGACAACAGCGATTGCTATAACAGTGAAAACAATTGTTTGCACTGGAAAGCAAATAGCGGAACCCATGGGTGACATAGCAATCAGACGACATTGTTGAGTACGAAACCCAACATAGTCAGATCTGAGTGCGAATAGAGCACGACGCCATTTTGGAACCTTCGAAAAAAGTTTCCAAACAAAGACAGCAGATAAAGTATCAGACGCAGTTGATAAATCAACCGTGCTGAAACCAAAATCATATGCCTTTGAAGCCCGAGCACGATTAAAAGATTGATCTTCTAATCGTACGCAAGCATAAAGGTGATGCTATATAACCGATGTAAGACGACGTAACATACCTTGTTGAAGGAACTGCATTGCTGCAGGTTCAATAGATATAAGACGCGGTCCGCGATAGTCTTTAGGAACGAAACAAGCACGAGTGATACAGGGATGTATCAAAGGCACAGGTCTCGATCTAATGGCATATCGTATATCGATCGTACCATACATCAAATACGGATAGAGATACTCAGCTTTTCGAGGCCAAGTATCAAAATCGAATTTGGTATCGAAGGAGTCGTATTCGGCTGTGGCACCGGGTCCATGTTTTGGATCAAGAGCCATAGTATCTAGTACTTCTCGTTCGAAAATGGACTCAATTATCTTGATAGATGAATTGAGAATGATTGAATCAGGAGGGCATTTGACTTTTCGCAAAGCCAATTGACCATTGACGAAATCATCTTCGAATTTCTGCATCTGTTCAGCG